CGTCGGGCAACAGTACGAATCGCCGGATCATATTCTCTAATTCACGGATGTTGCCCGGCCACTCGTAACAGGCAAAGGCCCTCTTTAGCTTCTCAGGCAGTTCCCGATTCGGGCGTCTGTAATGAACGGAATATTTTCTTTGGAAGAACTCACATAACGGCGAAAGATCCTCACGCCTTTCACGGAGAGGAGGAATCGCTAGCCGGATGACGTTGAGCCGGTAGAACAGATCCTGGCGAAACTCTCCCCGCGCGATCAGTTCTTCTAGCCTCCTGTTGGTAGCAGCCAGGATGCGCACGTCCGCCTGCACTATGCGGGTGCCACCCAAGCGCATGAATTCGCCGTCCTGTAAGACGTGAAGCAATTTGGCCTGCATCAGCGAGGGCATCTCTGAGATCTCATCGAGCAAGAGGACGCCGCGATTGGCGAGCTCGAATTTTCCGGGTTTGTCCCGCAGAGCACCGGTGAAGGCCCCGCGCTCGTATCCAAATAGTTCAGACTCCAACAGGTCGGTTGGAATGGCCGCGCAGTTAACCTTGATTAGCGGCCGGTAGCGGCGTTCCGAATGTGCATGAATGAATCGAGCCAAGACCTCTTTGCCCACTCCGGTTTCACCCTCAATCAGCACCGGAACGTCAGTGTCGGCAATCCGCTCTGCTAATTCACGAATCCGGCGGATGCGAGGATTCGGCGAAACAAAGTCGATCGGATTGTGCTCCTTCTCCGTCGACATGGACGGTCCCAGGGGCGGGTACGCCAGGACTTGCCTGATTGCCGATTCGAGCTCGTGCTCGTCGAAGGGCTTCTCCAAAACATCCGCCGCGCCAAACTTCATCGCCTGCACGGCCACGTTAGTCTGCCCGGCGCCGGAGAGCATAATGACCCGGGCGGTGCAATCGCTATTCATCATCTGTGACAGCACATCCAGACCGGTGGTTCCGGGCAGCAAGGCGTCGAGGATGATAAGGGAAGGAGGGTCTGAGCCGCGCACGTGCGCAAGGACGGCGGCACCCGAGTCGGCACACTGTACCTCGTAGCCACGCCGGGAAAGAAACTCTGTGAGATGATCGCGGACAGATTGTTCAGCATTAGCAACCAGCACTCTAAGACCACTCATTCTTTCTCCTTGCGCCACCTTGTCGCCTCCGTCAACTTCCGTAGCGGTCGTATCCGATACCCGGAAGCGTCATGAATTCCAGATCGCCCATCCGCAATCGAGAACCACACTTGAACGTCGATCCACATCATGCTTGCGAGCGACTCTTTCATTGCCAAAAGCTCACTATTGGCTTGGCCGCCCGTTCCACGAGCCAAGTGTCTAGACATTCTCAGCTTTGCAAGCGCCGGCATGATGCAGCATAAGCGGACCACCGACATAGCGTCAATGGAACATGTGGTGGATCCCCGCCTATCTTTTGGATGGCTTACGCGTCGCTGTTGCCGAGGCGGCACGCGTAAGCATGCGATAGCGTGAACAGCGCCAGACGTTTAAGGACACTCAGTAGAAGGTGCGCAGACTTTTAGGGAGACCTACAAACACCTAGTCCTTTATGGAGCGGATCTATCTTTTGGCCACAACTGATAACAACTGTCCGAGAAATCTACAATAATAACGAAAACCCCTGTCTGAGGAACTCTCAAATAATACAAAACCACCCCTTGCTTCATGCCGGGCTCTCGCTGGGCGGGTATTACCACACAATCCCGCACATCCAACGTCACAGGTCATGCCGGCCCCGCCACTCTCCTGACGATGCATCTATAGAACCATTGACTTGCGGGGGTTCGAAAGGCTCTCCGTGGCCGGCCTTCGTCTGCGATAGACCATCCAGTCTGCTTTGCTTCAACGCGTAGACCGCCCCGTATTTAATATCCCGTCAAAAACTACATTTGCGGCGTAGTCACTTTGCAAAGGATGAAGATGGAGAGAATAAAGACCTGGAACTTTTCCTAGTAGTACTCCTGGAACAGCACACATACCCTTTAGTTAGTTAACAAGGTTTACGAAACAGAAGAGGCCGGCCAACCGCACGTGGCTTCGCAAGCACAAGGGGAAGCCAATGTATATGGGGGAGCAAATGCATATTGAGGATAAGCAAACATGGTTAGTAGACGCGTTACCCCGAAAAAACCGCGTGCAAGGACCCCATCCAGCGCAGCATAGGACTTCTGAGCGGCCGCCTATGCCGAATTCGCGCTACTTATCGAGTCTGCGCGACCGGAAACTGGAGAATAGGGTACTTGCCGCTCGCAAGGTGCTGATCGTCAGCAAGAGGGTATTGGTTCGAGAAGCTCTGGCTGCTTTAATCGGGAATCAACCCGATCTCGTAGTTGCGGCCCACTGTTCATCACTGAACGAAGCATTGGGCATTGCCACGGCTACACACGTGGACAGTGTCGTGTTTGAAGTTCGCGTGAGCGAGGAACGATTAACGGAGCAATACAAAGAATTCAGGGATCTCTGTGAGCTGACACACGTATTGGTCCTGATAGACGGTATTCCTCCCGCTCTGACCAAACATGTGGTGCACTCAGCCGCCGAAGCCGTTTTGCCCGCCGCCGTGGACGGTTCGACCATGCTCGCCGCTATTCGCTGCATTTCTTCGGGCGAGACGTGGCTCCAATTGAATGTCCTGAATGCCGAGCCTCAAGAGAATGGTGCGGGCCTCCACTTGACCGATCGCCAAGCAACTGTGCTTCGCCTCATCTATCAGGGTTTATCCAATAAAGAGATTTCCGCTCGGCTGGAGGTCTCCAGCGGCTCGGTCAAAAGCAGCATCCAGCAACTGTTCAAGAGAATCGGAGTGCGTACGCGCTCACAGCTTGTGCGCGAGGCAGTACAATGCTTCCCGGACCTGCTCTTGAGTAAGGAGGACAAACCTAATATTTTCCATTAGTGCCGTGACCGCTTGAAGACTGGCCAAATCCGCTTGCCGCCAATCCTCTGGCTGACGAGCGGTCGCTGCTGCGCGCGGCGCTAGATATCCCGCCGGACATCATCATCACCGACGTCACGATGCGCCGCTGAATGGATTCGAAGTGTGAGGTAGATCGGCAATCTTTCTCACCATGTCTGCTCCAGGCCTGGTTGCCAACCAAATGCAGTGCTGTTTCGGGGCGGTCATCGCCAGAAATAAGCCGGAGTCAGCGATGCCTTAAGAAATCGTCGCGCATGCCCCGAATTGTAGCGCTACAGTTGGAGTTTTTGTAAGTACATCTACTACAATAAGTTGTAGTTGGCGGAGGAAGAGGGATTCGTTCTTCTTATTCCCACTGAGAACAATCAAGTTATTGATTTCAGATTCGCCACAAATGCCACAAATTCAGAAAATGCAATTCGTGGGCACAATTTGGGCACACGACAATCATGCTGCATCGTGGACGCGCTGACCCAGAGCGATCCCCCGCGAAGCTTGGCGCGACTTGGCTACTTGCCGAAAGGTGTAATGGATGGGCAAACCGCCCCGACACCGCGCGCACGTCAACTGGAAGTTGGCTCGTCCCGCCAGATCTACCGCCGCCGGAGAAGCAAGATGAAAAAACCCAGCCACAGATCATCCGCCCCAGAGATTCAAGAGATTTACGTAGACGCGTGGCGAAAGCTCGCCGCTGCGGTCCCTCTCGCTATCAAGATAGTGACGGAGAGAAAAGCGAAACTGGAAGTTCGAATGGATGCCGGCGAAACCCTCCGCCCGCGGGACCAGAGAGAGCTGGAAAAGATCCGCGCACTTCTCGATCGGCATCACGATCAACAGATCCTGGTCCGTACACTACTCAATCGCATAGGGCTGGAGGAGATCCACGCCATAGTGAACCAAGTGGCAACTGCCAGAGGAAACCGATTAAGAGCAGGCGGGAACTCGGGTTCAGGGAAAGCGACATCAGGTGGAAGAGGGGAATTTGTCGGGTTCCATTAAACAAAGGCCGGAGGCCCTCAAAAAGACGCGCGGCAGGCCGAGGGCCGAAATCGATCTGAAGCAACTGGAGCGGCTCTGCGAGCTTCAGTGCACACAGGAAGAATTGGCCACGTTCTTCCGGGTCTCCACGAAGACAATCGAGCGGCTCGCCGCCACTTCGGAAGGACCCGAAGCAATCGATCGCGGAGCAGCTCTCGGCCGAATAAGCCTGCGCCGGCAGCAGTTTAAGCTACTCCGCGGAGGAAGCACAGCTATGGCGATCTGGCTCGGCAAGCAGAGCCTGGGTCAGCGGGACAGGCTCGATACAACTCTCCGCACGCCGCCGGGCGAAGCCTTCAGGATCGAGGCCGAAGTGAACGACCGCAAGCAGGCGATTCTACTGAACCAGCTATTTAGCCCCGAGGAAATCGCCTCAGCCCACCAGAAGCTAGAGGAATTAGAGCGCGCCGGCGTGGATTCAGCGGCGTGAGTATCAAAACAAACATGGGCCTATTGCTCGACGCTATAACGCCTGCGGCCATCCGCCTAGCCTTTATCGAAAACGCGCGGAACCGTCTCCGCAGCTACTTCCCCGACACGGGAAGGTTTCGCCGCGAGTTGTATCCAAGGCACCTCGAATTCTTCGAGGCCGGGGCATCCCGCCGTGCGCGGGGTCTCATCGCCGGGAACCAGGTCGGTAAATCGACTGCCGGAAGTTATGAGACCAGTCTGCACCTGACCGGGCAATATCCGGGCTGGTGGATTGGCAAGCGTTTTAATCATCCGGTCAAAGCGTGGGCCGCGGGCCTTTCCACCTCGAAAGTTAGAGACTCGGTGCAGCGTGAACTGATGGGCCAGATGACACGCGAGCTGGGTGAGCCTACCGACCAGGTGATCGGCGCGGGGACTGGGATGATCCCAGTCGATTCGATTATTGGCTACCGTATGCGCCCAGGGGACTCCCGACGCGATCGACACGGTTCACGTACGGCATGCCTCGGGCGGAGTGTCAACCCTCACTTTCAAGAGCTATGAATCTGGTGTCGACTCTTTCTCGGCCGAAAAGCTGCATGTGATCTGGCTCGACGAGGAGTGCCCGAAGGCGATCTGGATCGAGTGCCTGATCCGCACGATCACGACCGGAGGTGTCGTTTTCCTAACGGCGACGCCACTTCTCGGAATGACTGAGCTCATGGTCGAAGCGATGGATCTGTATCGCGTGCAGGAACCGCTTCGGTCACAGTCAACCGACACCTACATCGCGATGGCCACTTGGGACGACGCGCCGCACTTGACCGAACAAGCCAAGGCCGACCTGATGTCGAAGATCCCGGCTACCAACGGGATGCGCGCATGCGCGGTATTCCGCAAATGGGAGCCGGGGCGGTCTACCCGATCGCAGAATCAGAGGTGCTCGTGTCGCCGCGGATAATCCTTAAGCACTGGCCTCGCTGTTTTGGACTCGACGTCGGATGGAAGCGCACCGCCGCGATCTGGCTCGCCAGAGATCCAGACACGGGCGTGACTTATGCCTACCACGAGTACTATCGTGCAGGCGAGGAGGGAATGACGCCATCGGTCCATGCCGCGGCCATCATGAGGCCGGGGAAATGGATCCCCGGGGTCATAGATCCAGCCGCCCGCGGGCGCAGCCAGATCGACGGCCGCCAACTCTTTCAGATGTATACCGATTCTGGGGCTCAACATCACCACCGCGAATAACGCAGTGGAGGCTGGAGTGTATGAGGTTCACGAGGCCTTGGTGCAGGGCCAACTTAAGATCTTCAGCACGCTGACCAATTTCCGCGAAGAGTTTCGGCTCTACAGGCGCGATGGCAACGGGAAAATTATCAAAGAGCGCGATCACCTGCAAGACGCGCTGAAATACGCCTGGGTCAGCGGCAGGGATGTGATGATTCCCG